TAGGTCCTCGTGCTCGGTGGGGATGGTGGAGGTGACATCATCAAGAGTATGGAGCTTACAGTAGTAGATATAAGTATTTGAGCCATCGGGGACTTCATCACCAAGCAGGGTCAGGGTGTCTGCCCACAGGCTAAAGCGCTGATATCGCTTGGGGAACTTGTCCACTGGTTATTCCACAGCCTCGACCATGATGCGGTCGGTTATGGTAGATATATCAATCTCTCTGGAGCCTGATGCAGTGGCAATAGTTGCCTTCTGCTCATAGGGGATAGCCTCAGAGAATTCCTTAACGGCGTGAGCAATATGCCGGTCGAGTTCGTCATCTGACCAGCGGTAGTTAGCTGCATCCTCATCGTGAAGATCTCGGCGGACTATAGCTCTCATTTCAGTCAAAGTCATAGCTTCCTCACCTCTAGCTTTCTGACCTCTACCCTCTCCAACCCAGTGCAGGGCAAGCCTTCATCGTGTCGGCAAATCTCCAAGAAGGCTATTTCCTCATTATCTTCACCCTCATTGATGCTGATGGATTTGGCAGACATTTTCTTGGCATAGTCCATCAAGAGTTGGGCGTCAGCCTGTCTGTCAAAAGATAAATCGATTCTTACTCTATATTTCATTACACTACTCCAAACAGATGTTTTTCTCGGTTAAAGTGATTCTGGATTTCCAGAGCACTCAAAGCCCTGTTGTAAATCCTGGGTAGGGCGATGAGACCCTTAAAGGGAAACCCAGAAGGAGAAGGACTATTCCCAATACGGACATTTCTTGCATATTGGAACAAGGTTCCCTCGTGAGTAGCACCTACAGCCTCAGAAGTGTTGAGGTAAACTCTTGCCTTCTGCCCATCGTAAGTAGCTACCACATATGCCCAGTCGGTGCCCACAGTGCCTATTGCTGTGGTGTAATAGGCTGAGCCATCCAAAGAATATACGAACTCAAGTGCATCTTCACCATTTACCCTTAAATCCCAAGTTCTTGTTCCCTGAAACCAGCTGGAACCCTTTGATACAATAAAATGCCATACGCCAGTTTCGCTCCTCTTAATCCAAGCCTCTATGGTGATGTAGTCAAGGTTTATATTGCCATCTTCAACATAGTCATCTGACCCATCAAAATCCAGACACCAGAGCCCGCCAAGCGTCCTTGCCCAAGTAGCACCTGTTATTGTGCCGATATTCCCGTAAGGGCTTCGGTCGTAGATTTTATTACCACCCCCCGGCAATCCAAGGAGGTGTAGCACACAGCCAATAGGCGGGGTAGACAAGCCGTTAGCATGAGCTGACCTTTGATTGATGGTGCCAATTTTACCTGCTGACCAGTTCATGGTTACACCACCTTATAGACTACTCTGACATAGCTTGAGTTTTTCACCTTAGCCCTACCCTCGTTGGCTTCGTTGCTCTGGAGGATAAGCCTAATCTCAAAGGGGACTTCCTGGAAATTGGCTACAGGTGTAAAGTAACCGCTCCGGGTACGAGATTTATAAGTTGTCCCGATATCGGTTTCGGTGACGGCAGGATGCAGGTCAACCCAGGTGCCGTCCTTATTCCTTGCCTGCCACTTCCAGATAAGGTCAGCGGTAGCCGAGGAAACTGCCTTGAACTCAGCGGTAAGCCCGAACTCTACCCAGAGGGTATCCCCGTCAAGACCAGGGTCAACAAGTTTAGTCAGGACATCAACATCAACATCGGCATCGCCGGTGGTAACCTCATCAGAGTATTGGACTCCGTCCGAGGTTAGGTCGCCCGATACCAGGCGGTCTTCAAAGTCCCGGTTGATATCAACTCTGACCGGGATTTCATCAGGAGCAACGATAATTGCCTTCATGTTCGCCTCCTTGGGGGGAGGTTCAAGATTAAAGGTCTCTCCCTCCCCCATATTTTATTTTTGCTGTTTAGATTCAGTCAGTAACTCCAATTAAAGCCGCTGCCTTGATGGAGCTAAATAAAGCCAATGACACATACCACTTCACCCTGGTTCGGGAAGCGTCTTTCGACTCCATTGAGCCGATTGGCTCTACGGTGAGCTGACCGGGTGAAGTTAGACCACAGAGAGCCCCCTCCCCAAACTGGATGGCATAGATAGTAGAGCAGGTGCCACCAGTGGTTGCTGTCTCGACACTATCGCTAACGACGTGGGTATCCAGTATCCAGTCGCATACGCCAATGAGGATACCATCCCACAACAGGACGAAGTTACCCCATTTATTCCGGTCGGTCTCCATCATGCCCGAGCCGGATGCCCTGACCAGAGCGTTGAGCTTCCTCCTTGACCTCCGGCTCATCAATAGCAAATTGGCCTTACCACCCTTTATGGCATCAATAAGCTCATCAAGCTGAGACAGGGTGAGGCTACCTCCAGTAGCCCCGGCGGCGATTACCTGGTCTGAGGCAGTAGTGGTATCAATAAGCTTCCTGAGACCATCGAACTGCTTGGCGTTGGTGGTGGTATCGCCGTAGATGAAGGTCTCCTCAAACTTATCCTTGAGTGCCTTAGCCTTAAGCTCAACCACGGCTGCCTCTAGGTCCTGGACATTGGAACGGGTTGCCTTTAAGAAGTTATCAACATCAGCATCTCCACCCATAATCTTCAAAGTCGCCGTGCATTGTTCAAAGGTTGGTGTGGACTCAGCCCAGGTATCACCGGCCTCGTAGAAATCAATTGTCGGTAAGGTTTTCTCCTGGTTATAGGTTAAGCCGTTACCCACAATCTCAATGAAGGGGAGCTGCTGAAGGACAGGTGAATCTTTAACAATAGTTTCCACCACTCCTTGCAGCAGGATATCGTTAGATAGTTTAGATGCTTCTTCTAATGTTATAGCCATTTATTTTTTACCTCCTATTGCATATTGGATTTTCTCCCGTGGGGATAGAGCTGACAGGTCAGGGGATGTCCTCTGCGGCGCCCCGGCGGGGACTCTACCAGAAGCGATTTCCTGTTCAATGCCTCCCTTCACCTTAGAGATAAGGGCCTTGGCATTCTCCATGGACTGGTTAATTTCGGTGATGGTATTGCCAGTGATAAGCTCTTCAATGACGCCGGGGTTAGCCTTGACTACCAGGGTCTTGTAGGCAGCAACCGCCTGGGATAGGCTCTCATTAAGAGCCTCAAACTTCCCGTTGTCATCAACGACAGTCTGCTTGAGGGTAGTGATTTCGCTATCCTTCTCGCTGACCGCCATCTCCAGCTCGGTGACGCAGGTATTCTTGGTCGCCAGCTCACTGATAAGGGTCTCCTTCTCCGCCCTCAAGCTGTCAAGCTCTTCCCCCGCTACCTTCAGCTCATCCTGTAGTGCCTGAATTTCCTCGTCAGTCATGATTATTCCCCCTATGATTATTACGCAACGCTCTCTGCCCCGATGGTATCCCTACGGGGCTCTGCCTGGAACCATACCGCTCTCTCACTCTCCGCTCCTGGCTGAGCGTGCGCCAAACTCTTTATTCATCTTGAGGATGGTTCCCCTCTCCTCCAGCCACTGATTAAACTCATATTCTGGGTCCTGGATACCGATCTCATCCATTGCCCGTCTCCGGGAGTGGATACCGCTCTGGACCAGGGATACTTCATTGTTTACTTTCCGTGCCATGTCTTGGGGCAATACTGGACCCCAGATAACCCGGAGTCTAAAGTCCTCCGGCTTGAGTCCTGGGTCACTGTATTTGGCAAGGAGTTTTAGACTCATCTCACTCCTGCGGTTATAGACGGCCGCCCTGATGAGTCTCTTGCGTTTTACCTTCTGGAGTAAGGGTTGAAGCTCAATCTCGAGGGCTACCCCGGAGAGGTCTCTTTCGACGCCGCCAAAGGCAGCCCTGGGGGATTCGGCGACATCATGCATGCTTCTATAGACTAAATTGATGTAGTTCTCGTGCATCCTGACGCCGCCCCCCTGAAGCAAATCCAGGAGGTAGGCTTTGGCATCCTCGGGTATATTCCACACTGCTCCTGGCTTGACAGCAATATCGCTCGATTCCTCAACATTCTCTAAGACAGCGATAGGGTTACCTGATAGCTCCAGTATTCTAGATAGCTGGCTCATCGCCCGATTTAGCTCTCGCTGGGGCTCCATAATCTGGGGCAAATCAGACATTCCCCAGAACTTCTTGGGCTCTCTAAGGTTGGGGTAGATAAGGAATGGTATGAAACCATAGGGATTAGGCTTCTTCTCCACAAGGGCATTATCCAGCCACAGTTCGAAGTCGGTGTTTGTCCAGAGCTCAACGACGGTGGCAGTTTTAGCCTTAGGGGTTATGCCGTGGAGCATCTCAGCTTCCTCAGCGGCGAGGCTATATTTAGAGGCTACCCTCCATACCCGGGAGGTATCATCTCCCACCCACCAGGCATATATTCCCTGGATATCAGGGGCGGTAACCCTGACCGTCTTTGTTTCCTGCTCCCAAATGACCTTATAGCAAGCATCCCCAAGGATGGCACAATCAATCTCGGTCTCAAAGTCGAGCTGCTCCAAATTGTTATCCTCATACACCCGATATAGGGCTACCTCTGCTCTCTGAGCTCTGGCTCTAGCCTCATCAGAGTCCTCTATGGCATCCACAGCAAAGTTAATGCCTGACATCAAGTAGCTGGTAACCTTATCCACTAGCACCTTAGCGTAATTAAAGGTTAATCGCTTCTCGCCTCTGATGGCTCTCCCCTCCCAGTGAACACCATGGTAGAAGTCAAGAAGCTCCCTATAGGTCTTGACCCTTTCCATATCCTTACGAGCTAACTGGGTGGGGATAAAGCTGTCATTCATTATGATAACTTACTCTCCTTCCTTATTCCCTTTAATGCTCTCTGCACAGTGCGCTGGCTGACACCAAAAATCAGTGCCAGCTCCTTAATTTCTCTCCCTTCAGTACTAAACAGCCTTGCCATCTTCTTGTCTCGTAACCCCTTCAACCAGTGCCGCCTGCCCCCGGGCTCCTCATAAATACATTTGGAGAACGGGCAGTTGAGGCAGGAGTTAGCTAAATCACAGCCATTATCCCGATAATGGCAATACTCCGGTGGTAAATCCAACTCCATATCACTAGACATCACAACTTGCCTTCCAAAAGTAACGGCACGATGCCAGAATAGCACATATGTTCTATTAAAGTCAACAGTATTTTGTCGCATTCTGGTCTCCTCCCTGCCAGTTGACGAATA